TGCCAGCCCGTAATAAGAAGAACTTCCGCCCTACCAAAAAGGGTGCGGGTATGACAGAGGCAGGGGTCAAAGCCTATCGTAAGGCAAACCCCGGTTCTAAACTAAAAACAGCAGTAACAGGAAAAGTAAAGCCGGGTAGCAAGGATGCTAAACGGCGTAAATCTTTTTGCGCTAGGTCTGCTGGGCAGATGAAAAAGTTTCCCAAGGCTGCAAAGAATCCTAACAGCCGTCTGCGCCAAGCAAGAAAGAGATGGAAATGCTAACTGCACTTATCGGACCAATAACCCAGATAGCAGGTACTTGGCTAGAGGGTAAAGTAGAAAAGACCAAAGCAGAAACAGGAGCGAAAGTTGCAAAAGCTAAAGCTGAAGCTACAATCATGGAAAAGAAAGCTACTGGCGAAATCGACTGGGATTTGGCTATGGCTGAAGGAAGCAAACATTCATGGAAAGATGAATGGATTACACTTCTATTCTCTGTTCCGCTCATTTTGGCTTTTTGTGGAGATTGGGGTAGAGACATTGTTCAACAAGGCTTTGCGGCTTTGGGCGCGATGCCGGAATGGTATCAATATAGTCTTGGACTCATTGTTGCGGCGTCGTTAGGTATGCGTAGCGCAACTAAGTTTTTTGGTAAGAAGTGATGAAACTATTTACACTACTCCGTAACCTGTTTACCTGTGATTATATCGGTGACCTGTCTCAGCACAGACAACACACTATCATGTATGAGGACTTGTGTAAGTAATGGCTGATTGGTGGAGAAGATGGCTACAGTTTAACGTCACAGCCAAGCTAACTATGATTGCTTCGGTTGCAATGTCATGGCGTTGTGCTGAGTGGTTTATGAATTTGGAAGACCCAACAACACAGCAGTCTGCATTTGTTTCCGTTATTATGGGCGTTATGACAGGTGTGTACGGTATCTATTTAGGTAGGGAAGCGAAGGGCAAATGAACTACGACCGCAGCGCACTAATCGACCAGCTAATCCTACACGAGGGTTTGAAGCTACACGTCTACAAGGACCACCTTGGCATCGACACAATCGGTGTTGGCAGGAACTTAGAAGACCGTGGGATTACCGATGGCGAACTAGCTTTTATGAATCTTTTGAAGCCAGAGATTTACGAACAGGGTATTACAGAAGCTAATGCCCGTTTTCTTTTAAGTAATGATATTGATATAGTAGAAGAAGAATTATACGATGCTCACCCATGTATTGACCGCCTCGACGATGTGCGTGTTCGGGTTTTACTTGATATGGCCTTTAATATGGGCGTACCTAGATTACGAAAGTTCAAGAATATGTGGGCTGGCATACACGAAGGAGACTACGTTCGGGCTTCTCTAGAGATGCTTGATTCGAGGTGGGCAACACAGGTAGGACAACGTGCAGTACGTTTGTCTAGTGCTATGAAAACAGGAGAGTTGCATGTCTGATGCGTTTGCAGATTTTAAAGCCGGGTTTGGGTTTGGTAAGAAAGAACAAAAGAAGATATTACCCGCTCAGTATCCAAAGTCAGCACCCTTGAATGACCACAGAATATTCTACGATAAGTACATTGAAGATGGGTTTGCTCAAGACTTTTTAAAAGAAAGAGGCATGAAAGTTCCACCTGCGTATAAAGCAGATTCATTTCTTGACTACTTAGAGTTGCGCGGCATCCCTATTCCTATGGGCAAAGCATACGGCGGCAAGATTCAACCTCGCAAGGCTGGTCGTAGTTCGGAGACACGGTGATGGCCTACACTGACACTGATAAACCAGCAAAACAACCCCGTATTAAGTTTAAGGGTATGGGCATTGAAAACCCAAAAGGGTATACGATTCCTCCTCGCAAACCTATCTATGTACCTGATGAACCTACCCCTCGTGCAAAAGAACTTATAAAAAAGGGAAAGCGTGTAGCGTTTACATAATCATGCCCCTAACTAAAAAAGGACAGGACATTATGCAATCGATGAAACGAACCTACGGGGGAAAGAAGGGTGAACAGGTCTTCTATGCCACAGCCAACGCTGGCAAAATTAGCGGCGTTGAAGAGAAGGCGAAAGGCGGGAAAGTTAGAAAAACTCGCAAATCGTCGAAGCCTAAAGCGAAGAGCAAGAGTCGAGTTAATGAGGCTGGCAACTACACTAAGCCCGAGATGAGAAAGCGGATATTTAACCGTATCAAGGCTGGTGGAAAGGGCGGACGCCCGGGTCAGTGGTCAGCAAGAAAAGCCCAAATGCTAGCGGCTGCTTACAAAAAAGCGGGTGGCGGTTATAGAAACTAATGGCTGCAAAACTGAGCGAAAACACGGAAGTTGCGCTACCTCTTCGCAACATCATCAGTATGGTTGCGGCAGCATCTATAGCTACGTGGGCATACTTCGGTATCATAGAGCGTCTTAATCAGATAGAGACAAACATCACAATGATGGAGTCTGACTTAGGACAGAACACCGAGTTTCGCATCAAATGGCCTCGTGGCGAGATGGGCAGCTTACCTGCTGACTCTGAGCAGTTTATGCTAATCGAACACCTTGCAGACCAGTTGGACGAACTAACAGCGCAGATAGACGAGGGCCGCGCACCTCACGACCAGCAACAAAAACTAACCTTGGAGTTTTATGAGAAGCGTATTAGTGCGATAGAAGCTAGACTAGAGAAGATGAGAAACGGAAAAGATGGTGACTGAAACAATAACACTAATACTTTATCTCTCTGGTAGCGTAGCAGAGCATACCGCGTTTGAGCGACTTTCCAAGTGCTTGAAAGCTAAACGTACAATCGAGAGAAATCTGTACAAGGACACGGGTGCTGTTAGATACTCCTGCGAGTCTAAAACAGTTGAAATAGCTAAAGGACCTGATAACGAAACTTACATTGTGAAGATTATAGAGTAGCTATGGTTGTAACAGAGATACTGACAGGAATCGCTCTCGTAAAACAGGCTACAGACTTTATCAAGTCAAATATCAACACTGTCAAAGATATTGGTGATATAGCGGGGCAGATAGACGATTTGTTTCGTGGTGAGCAGGAAGCACAAAAGGCTCGTAACAAAAAGGCAGGGGTGGATAACTTCAGCGTAAACTCCGTTGCCCAAGAGGTTATCGATGCACGGTTGGCGGCTGAAAAGCTACGAGAGGTATCTGTTCTTGTTGACATGCGTTTCGGACCGGGGACATGGGCAGGTATCGTAGCTGAACGGGCCAAGCGTATCCAACAGGCCAAAGAAGCAGAGAGACAAAGAAGGATAGAACAGGTAAGAAGAGAACACCAGTTTTGGGAAAATGCTAAAACGGCAGCGATTATTGTAGGTCTAGTCATATTCTTAGGCGGGTGCTTACTTACCGTTATGTTGACTTCTGTTGGCTAGAACTGTATACTAGAGTATTTGGAGAAATAAATGTCCTTACCTAAACTAGCCGTGGATGCCCTGTTGTTCAAGTACCACGCGGAGATGAAAGATGCAACGTTTGTACTCAGCAATTACCTTAACAATCCTGTTGCGGTGGGTGAGCATCCGGGTTTACTTGAAGAAATGGATGCTGCAGTGGGCAGGTACGCCTCTGCACAAGAAAAGTTCACCACACTCATAAAGCTAACCCAAGGAGAAAAGAATGGCACTGAAGAAGAGCCAACGCTCTTTGAAGGCTTGGACTAAGCAGAAGTGGCGCACCAAGAGTGGTAAGCCGTCGACACAAGGTCCAAAAGCTACCGGGGAAAGATATCTACCTGAGAAGGCCATCAAAGCCTTATCAGCGAAGGAGTACGCGGCGACAACCCGTGCTAAACGCAGAGCAACTAAGGCTGGTAAGCAAGTCTCCAAGCAGCCTCGGAAAATCGCTAAAAAGGTACGTCGTCATAGAAGGGTAAGCTGATGCCAGTTATTAACAGTGGTTCTAAGTTTGTTACCCACGCAACAGCGTTGACAACAACAAGCGATACAGATTGCTATGTTGTGCCATCAAACTTCTCTTCACATGTAGAAAATTTGATGATTACCAATGACAACGCTGGTAACATTGCATATACATTGAAGTATTACGAGGCAGATACAACCACTACTCACACATTATTTTCTGCACATAATGTATCTGGTAAAAGCGCAGAGTATATATTTACAGTAGACAAACCTTTGTTTCTTCATGCAGGAGATAAGATTATTATTGCGGCAGGGACTGCAAACGAACTAACTGCTGTTGTTGCTGCAGAAGAATTTTTTGAACCACACAGGTAAGCCATGACATTTCTCGAACTAATAAATGCTGTGTTACGTGAAATCAACGAGGTTGAAATTACTACGGTCAGTTCAACCCGTGGTATCCAGACATCTGTAAAAGACTTCATCAACAAAGCCCAGCGGGACATTATCAACTCTGAGGTTGAGTGGCCTTTTACGGTTGTTAACTACAGCTTTACCACTGTTGCAAGTCAGGCAGAGTACGCTCGTGCAGCCGATGCTAAGACTATCGATTACGATAGCTTTACTGTTCAGGAATCAGCTAGCACAGCAGAACGTACCCTAAAGTATCTATCCTTTGAAGAGTATTTAGAACGTTTTAATGAGACGGATACTAATCCAACAGGGGACGCAGAGGGACTACCAGTATACGTCTACCAGACACCTGATGACAAGATTGGCTTGTCTCCTGTGCCTGACGTTTCTACCTACACAGTTCGTCACTACTATTATCAGACTACTGTAGATATGGTAAACAACACCGACACCCCTACCATACCCGAACGCTTCCACGACGTAATTGTTAATCGTGCAAGATACTATACTCACATGCTTCGTTCGGATACCCAGTTTTCTCAGCTAGCTTTGCGGGACTACGAAGGCGGTTTGGGGCGTATGCGAGTAGAGTTAATTAACAAGAAAGATTACATGAGGGCTGTCTAATGCCAGATACTTCGCTTATAAGCCCGTTTCTTGTTCGTTTGGGCGGCGGTCTGGTACTTAACAGAGATACCTTTACGATTTCGCCGGGTGCTGCAGTCACGTTGCAAAACTTCGAGCCGGATATCAACGGTGGGTATCGTCGTATAAACGGCTTTACAAAGTACGATACTAATCAGGTTGGCGGTTCGTCTGGAACTATACTTGGTGTACAAATATACAAAGACCAAGTTATTGCTGCGATTGGAACGGCTGTTTACAAAGGAACAGGCAGCGGATGGACAAGCATCGATACAGGCAGAACCAGCGCAGGTCGTTACGACTTTGCCATATTCAATTTTGATAATACGGAAAAGGTTATCTGGTGTGATGGGGCGAACAGTCCTTCGGTATATAACAACACATCTGTTACCGACATCACCACCACTGGCGCACCGTCTGACCCTAGCCGTGTAGAGGTGTTTAAGAACCATGTGTTTTTTGCGGGTATGTCTACTAACCCACAGGAAATCGTATTCACAGCACCTTTTGCTGAGACAGATTTTTCTGCAGCCAATGGGGCGGGTTCTGTTAGGGTAGAGAGTGCAGTAAGAAGTCTCAAGGTATTTCGTGACCGTCTGTTTATTTTCTGCGAAGACCAGATATACTTTTTAGCAGGTTCGTCTGTTGCAGATTTTCAGTTACAACCCGTAACACGAAACATCGGATGTGTTGATGGGTTTACCGTTCAAGAGATTGCAGGTGACCTAGTTTACTTAGCCCCAGATGGATTACGTACCATCGCAGGTACAGACAAGATTGACGATATCGAACTTGGTACTATATCCAAGCAGATACAACCTAGACTAGAGGGTATCGCCCTAGACAGGATATCTAGCGTTGTTATCCGAGAGAAGAGTCAGTATCGTCTGTTCTTTCCAACGGACGCAGGTACAGCCACTACCGCTCCCGGAATTATGGGCGTTATCAAGGAACGGGTTGAAGGTGGCGGTATAGGCTGGGAATACGCTGACCTGAAGGGCATCAAACCTTCTTACTGTACCTCGGGATTTATTAGCGGCGACGAACTAGTTTTGCATGGTGGCTATGACGGTTACATCTACAAGCAAGAATCTGGAACTGACTTTGATGGGACAGATATGGAAGCTATATATCGTGGTCCTGACTTTACTATGGGTGACGTTGGCATCCGCAAGATGATGCAGCGGATTATCTGGAACTACGAGAACGAAGGCTCGGTGGATGCAGACTTTCGTATTCGTTATGACTTCAGTTCCTCGGCTACTCCCCAGCCAGCACAGTATCCCCTGAACATAGGTAACTCTGCAGCCATCTATAATTTTTCTGGCTCTACGTACGGTACAGCAGTGTACGGTTCAAACGGGGAGCCTATCGTACGACAAAGCGTCGAGGGTGGCGGATTTACCGTAGCAGTTCGTTTAGACGACCTAAGAGGCGCACCACCAATTTCATTAAAAGGATACCAACTGGAGTTTACTCCGGGCGGAAGGAGATAATACATGGCAGGTTATACCAGACAGTCTACGTATACTAACGGCGACGTTATTACCGCCGCGCATACCAATGACGAGTTCGACCAGCTTCTTGCGGCGTTTGTAAATACAACGGGCCACAAGCACGATGGCACTGCGGCTGAAGGCCCTGTCATCGGTTTGATTGGTGACCCCGGCGTTGCCACACCTCTTAACAAAGTTGTTATAGACAATCCCAACAACCAGATTGAGTTTTCTGTAGATGTATCCAGTTCGTCTGTAGAGCAGCTTGTTATAAAAGATGGTGTAATCGAACCAAGCACTACTAACGACATCGACCTTGGCGCAAGCAGCAAACAGTTCAAAGATTTGTATCTTGACGGTACGGCAACCATCGACGGTCTTGCCATGCCAACGACCACTGTCACGGACATCCTCGATGAAGATAGCATGTCGTCTGACAGCGCAACCGCGCTGGCAACCCAGCAGTCAATCAAGGCGTATGTTGACTCGCAGGTTACTGCACAGGATTTGGACTTTCAAGGCGATAGCGGTGGCGCACTCAGCATTGACTTAGACAGCGAAACACTGGATATTGCTGGTGGTACGGGTATCGACACCTCTGGTTCAGGCAACACCCTGACAGTTGCTATCGACTCGACTGTTGCAACCCTGACAGGTTCGCAAACTCTTACAAATAAAACTCTGACCACTCCTGTTATCGCAAGCATTAGCAACTCGGGTACGATTACCCTGCCGAGCGGCACAGACACTCTTGTTGGTCGTGCAACAACAGATACCCTTACAAACAAAACGCTGACTAGCCCAACAATCACTACAGCTACCCTGAACGGGGCAGTATCAGGTACGTCTATCAAAGACGAAGACAACATGGCATCTGACTCTGCAAGTCACTTGGCAACGCAGCAGTCAATCAAAGCTTATGTTGATGCACAAGTTGCTACTGTTCCTACTGGCGATATTACAGCCGTGGTTGCTGGGGATGGCTTGTCAGGTGGAGCAACGTCTGGCTCTGCTACTTTAAATGTAGACGCTACAGTAATTACAGGACAGACTGCAGAGACATCCGTAGATACCACAAACGACCTAGTCCTGTTGTACGATAACTCAGCAACAGCACTGCGTAAGATGACTGTCGGCAATCTTGTTAGTGCAGCAGGTGGTTTAACAGATGTTGTTTCTGATACAACCCCACAGCTTGGCGGTAACTTAGATGTAAACGGTAACGACATCGTATCTACATCTAATGGTAACATTGATATTTTGCCAAACGGAACTGGTGTCGTAAACCTAGATGGTGATGGTTCGTCAGGTG